GGTTGATTATCTGCATTCCTTATTGTTATTTGAGTATCATCTGTTCTACCTACTATAGAAGCATTTATATCTTTAGTAGACCCACTCTCATATGTTCTAGTTATAGTAGTATTATATGAATATCTATAAATATCAACATCAAAGTTACCTTCTCCAAAGATAGTGCACCTCTTAAGTTGTACATTATCGAGAGGAGTTTTTAAATCTACTAGCTTAGGATACCATCTAGCTAATGTTACATATGAGTTATATTGCTGTATAGTTCCTACATCATCTACTATATCTTCCTTAATTGTATCATCAGGTAGTAATGCTAGTTTGAGTAAATAACTATTACTAGAACCTTCATAAGCTATATATAAATCATTATTAAACATAAATATATCTTCTATATCAAAATCAAATGTCCATCTATATAGAGCTGATTGTATTCTTTCCTGCCCTTCTGTTGTTGCTTTAAATAAATATAATGTATCTTTAGTATCTTCTGAGTACATTAATATAGTTCCTAAAGCTACATTAGTTACCATCTTATTAATATGAGGTAATAGGTTAGGTCTATTTAATGTTAAGTTAATACCTTCATTTACTAGTGTATCATCATTCTTTATATATTCCCTAAGTTGTGCTTTATTATCAGATGTTCGACTAATAAAGTATAAACTATTACCGCTCACTCTAGGGGGTACATTAATATCAATAGTATAATTAGAAACTAGGTCTAAGCTTACTGTTAAAGGACTAAATGTATTATTATAAGTAGTCTCATATTGAGAGTCCTTAGTAAATACAAATAGTGACCTTTGATATGACCTTACATAATATATCTTACTAGCTTGATTACTAGCAATAGCTATATCTATAGGGTCAGTATCTATTACTTCTAAAGCTGTCTTAGCATAGAAATTATAGTAACCACCTGTCTCACTTAATATAATACTATCACTACTAGCAAATCCTAGCCTATTCTTAAAAAAAAATATATCTTGTATGTTATTACCTACAAAACTAGGAGTAGGGTTATTATCCTCATTACCTATAGTAGGTTCGTTCCATGTTAACTCTCCTACTTCAAAAGTACCATCAGATTTTCTATCTACATATATAGGCATATTATTGAATGTTCCTCTTAGGTCGTAAGGGTCTCTTGTCTCTCTCCAAGTACCATCCTCAGATTTAACATAGTAATCAGTAAAGTTATCACTATCATCTCCTGTTACCTGCACTATAACATCATCCCAAGGCATATCTGCTGGTAGTTCTGATAATTTATTTACTTTACCTTTCCAGCCAAATGAAGCTTGATTGCCCCACGAGTCCCATGTATCATATGTAAAGTCTATAGTAGAGGTAATCTTTATAACACTACCTATAGCTACAGCTGTATAATTAGATAAAGCATTAACTATACTAGCTAGTTTAGTAGCTACTGTATCAGAGTCATATCCTGAATAATTATAAGATACTCCATTAAGATATACTGCAAATCTATAAGGAGTTAAATCATCATTAGTTACTCTTTTAATCCAATAGTATGCTACATCTCTATAATTAGTTGTAGGACTACTATTCGTAGACTGTGTTATTACTTTATCTTTATTAAGTATAAATGTTCTATCTTGTATGGTTAGACCTTTTAAATTTCCTATCATATACGTATTAATTATAGAAGAACTCACTAAGTAACTAACAGTTTTCTCTACACCAGCTTTAGTAAATATCTGTAAAGGGTCACTAGAATTTCCTGTTTTAACAAATATATATTCTTCATCTCCTTCACCTCTATCATAAGTATGAAATGTCTTAGTAGCTAGTCCTGATATATTCTTAGATACATACTCTGTTCCATTCCTTCTCTCTAATCCTGTTACTACATCAGGAACACAATTAACCATAGCTCTACATTGTGTATCTAGTATTAGTTCATCAGTTTGTTCAGACTCTCCTCCATATAATGAAGGAAGTGCTTTACTTATTTTAGCCATTAACTTACTCCTGTTGGTATAGTTGTTCTACTAACTATCCTTCTTCCTGATACTAAGTTATACTTACTATTTCTTAAGTGTTCTTGTTCAACTCTTACTAAGGCTTGTCCTATTTGTTTATCTAGTTGTTTATCTGTAAAGTCATCTCCATTAAGGTATACTTGTACATCCTTAGCTGTTAAGTATGTAATATAACTAGCCATAGTTCTAGGTAACTCTTCAAAGTCCCATTTAAAGACTACATCAGCTGTAAAGGCACCAGTAAATTCATATGATTGGTTATCTCTATTATATAAACTACCACCTCTATTAATATAGTTCTCAGTTGTTTCAATAGCTAGTACATTAGTAGGTACACCTATTCTATTATTAGTATCAGGAATAAATGTCCATTCTTCTCTATTAAACCACCAACCTGTAGCTTGTATATTTTCTGATATTTCATCTAACATTTGTCTAATTACAATAGCCTCATGTAGAGGGTCTAAGGAGTCAATATCTACACCATCAGGTACAGGTGTTTCTCCTATGTATCTTAAACAGATATTTATTGCATCATTTAATAACATTATAATCCTTATTATATTTGTAATTTATTTATTAATTAGCTATTTTAATAAAAATTACTTAACAAAAAAGGGCTACCCTAAGATAGTCTTAGAATAACCCTTATATTAGCTTACTTTATACAGCTACCCCAGTGTCTCCACCTGTAATAGCACAAGCACAAGCTGGTTTAAGTACACCCATACCTAACCAATACCAAGTTTTAAGTAAGTCTTCTTGAATTCTCTCTGGAATTTCATGAATAGATGTAGAAATATCCAGCAACTTAACAACACCTACACACTCAGGTGTAAACATTAGTCCTTGTAAGTATCTATAGGTAGTCTCACCTACATCCACATTAGTTGAAGTTGGTAAGTGATTAGACCACATAATTTTAATACCTGCAATTTGAATGACTGTACCACTATCTACTCCACCATTACCTGATGTAAAATCTCTATGTACACCTTTACCTGATTGTACAAGGTAGTTAAAGTTAGCAGGAGTTGTAACAAATACAGGGTCTCCTGAAACATCTTTTTGTTTAAATACTGTATTAGCTTCAAAGATAGCACTAAAGATAGCATCACCTTTATCTTCAGCTGTAGCTCCTGTATAGATAACATCATTGTTAACTTCAGAACCATCTGGTTGCATTACTTCACCACCAATAGTTCCTGATGTTTGTGATGCTACTAGGATTTCACTAAATACATCTTTATCAATCTTAGTTGATAAAGCTTCTGCCATTTGATTAGCTAATGCTGAACGAGTTTCAAACTCTAAGATTTTTTCTTCAAGTCTAGAGATAGCTAGAGATACATATTGTGGTGCATCAATAGTAATAACCCTTTCTTTTACAGGAATAGCTGATGTAGATACATCTGTACCAACAACATAAGAAGCTACTGCTGTCTCTGATAGTTGTGCAATTACTGGAAAGTATGCAGATGAACCACTTTCAATAGTTCTGTTCTCTACCATTCCTAGTGCCATATTTTTTCTATCAAATGCTTCCATTACCATACCACTAAACTTCTCCTTAGCGAGAGCCATATCAGCTGGTAAACCTCTTGTTCCTGTTGTATCTGTAATATTGTTAATTCCGATTGCCATAATTCTTTTCCTTAGTTTAATTTAGATTTTAATATACTGTGTATTTCTTAGCTTTCTTCCAGTTGTCCATTAGCTTTCACTACGCATAGTTATTTACTATAGGGCTTTTATACTTACTAAATTAAACACTCTCAGCTTGAGTAATATACGTCTATATTACTATAAGCATTCTCCTTCATTATTATTAGGGGAGGTAAAAGGAGATAAATCCTCCCCCCCCCTGTCTTAATATAGGCCTTTCTGTCTACCTGCTATGTACTTACTATCTACCATTTCTCGATAGCCCTTATCTTTATTATATGCTGGGTTACGCATAGCCTCAAAGTATTCAGACCTTGTACTAAATGGTTTAATCCCTCCACCATCACCTGCTGATTGTCCCTCTATACGTCTAGGAGGTGTTCCCATACGTAATTTAATGTTCTCTACTTCATATAAAGCATCATCAATGTTACCTGATTTAATAGCATCATCAAATCGTTTAGCTTGAGTTTGAGTTAAATTTTCTCTAGCCCACTCAATCATACTATTCCAACCTTCTTCACCTTGAGAAGCTTCATATAACTTATTCTTGTATACTTCACCTTTAAGTCTCAGACTATCAATATAGTCATCTACGACTTCCTTACTTAGCCCTTTGGCTTCTAATTCTTTATAATCACCTTCAGTTAAACCTCCATTATCAGCATAACTTTGTTCATATTTAGTAAAGTCTTGTCTAGTTAGAGTTTTATTTACTTGCTCTGTAGAAGCCTCAGGAGCATCCTTATTAGCTTCAGATGAACTATCTATAGTCTTAGGAGACTTCTCTTCATTTTGACCCACTGTAGACTCGCTATCAGCCTGTTTAGATTTAAGCTTCTCTAGCTCCATGTAAGCTTTAGCTATATCTTCAGCTGATTTACCTTCAAACTTTTCAGGCATCTTAAAAGACTCAACAGGAGTACCATCAGCTTGATAATGTTCATTAACTACTGACTCTTCTTTATGTTCACCTCTAGCTCTATCAATATATCTTTGGTCTTCAGGTGTAATTTCAGGAGTAGTAACTTCACTCATTATTTACCTCCTGTAGCTCTACCTTTAGGTGTAGCTTTAGTATCTTCTAATATTTCTTTCTTAAGTTGTTCTTTAAGTTCAGCTATGAAGTCTCCTGACATCAGTTCTGCTTTAGCTTCTACTTCAGCTTTAACTCTAGCTTCCATCTTAATTCTTTCTAATTCTTTAGCATACTTACCTGTTTCATTAGTAATATTTCTAGTATTAAGAGCTACTTTAGCTGGGTCTTTCCTCTCAGCTGTCTTATCTCTAAGTACATAGTCACTCTCAACTATTACAGTACCCTTATCTCTTTTATCTTTATCTTTCTTTAGTTGTTCAATAGAACCCATAGATTTCCTTTTACTTTTAATTTACTTTTGTTTACAAATACACTCAATAATGAGACCACCTACAGTTATATAACCTTTACCATTACATCTAGGACATACTTCTTTAAATAATATCATCATTTCTGTTGACCTGTAAGCTGTCTACCAGCACCTCTACCAGCTTCTTCAGCTAGACCACCAGCTCCTTGCATAGCTAGTTGTTGCTCTTGTATAGCTTGTTGTTCCTGTGCTATTTGTTCATCTGATTTTACATATCTACCTTGTGGTAGAGATGATGCAATAGTTACATCCTCTATATAATTAGATACATTAAAGTATTTACCTATTGACTGTTGTAATACAGGAGTCTCTTGTAAAATACTAGAGAACTGTCTTAATTTATCAAGGTCATTATTACGTCCTAGTGCTTCAACACCTGTAACAGGAACATAATCAAATCCTTGCATATCAACTTTCATTTCATTAAGTATTAATCTACTTAGTGGATGTTGAAACTCTTGGCTTAGTAGTGAATATAGACCACCTTGAGCTTGTTCTAGGTCATTAGCTAAATAGCGTATCTCCCCTAATGTGGTTCTCTCACTATCTCTAACTGCTGAATTAGCTGATAAGAAGACTTGTTCTAATCTTCTCTCTATTTGCAGAGCTAACTCTTGTACTGTACGAAGGTCATTATACTTCTCTACTCTCATTACAGTTAAATCATTATCAAAGTCACCTAATATTACTTCACCATTAGTAGCATTATTAAGAGCGTCTATATCTAATGTAGACCCAGGTTTCTTACCAAATATAGTTCTACCTGCTACTGCATTAGCCTCAAATAATAGCTGATTACAAGCTTCTAATGATATGAAGTCACCTTGATGCTGTGTTACAATACCTAGTCCATAATTATGCCCATTAACAGCTGTAGTTCTTAGAGCCATATATGGAAAATCTTCTGGTTGGTGTGTACTTCCACTATCTTCTATTACTACATCTTCTACTGATTGATATTCATACCACATACCCTGTTTTAATACAGCTCTATTATATATTGCTACATCTA